GCCGATACGCCTGCGACGCATACTGATTCTGTATGTACCCACTCAGAGCGCTGAAAGTTGTTTGCGCTGTATCAGTTTCCGTTACGTTTTCTCTGTGTCACTGAGTTGTCACCGAGTTGTCACTGAGAAAACAGAGGGCAGGAAGTAGACGGTGTTAGGTTTGAGGAGCGTTCACTACGCTACGCTTTTGGGGCTTCGCTACGTTCACTCAGGAGTGTTTCTGTAGGAACTGGTTTGCAGGCCGTAAGGCCGTCGAATCGGACGGAAAAGAAACGGGCAGAAGAGCCCCCCTACCCCCCTGAGATTTTGGAGTTTTCCACGGACTGCGCTAGTTCTTAGGCTGCGCTTCCTGAGCCGCTTACAGCGTATTCGGGTTTCGCTGCGGACCGCGTATTGCCAGGTATGGTTGTTGCTATCGGCTCGGATGAAGTATCCGGTATAGCGTCACCCCACAGGATTCATAACTGGCCTGTCCCAGTTTTTCGGAGCAAATAAAAAAGCCGCTCCGTTTGAAGTTTCTTGATTATCGGGACAATTTTCGGGGGTGTCAACCCTGTGATATGCTGATGGCATGTCAAAGAAACACAGTCTGCGGGCGCGAACTCCTGCTGAAAAGTTCCGTGACGATGTACTGGCGGCTTATCCTGAATGGGTCGAGTGGTCACGCACATTGAGGCGTGTCTTCGTGTCGCTGCCCTCTTACGGTGTAGGCGATGACAGCGTGCAGTCCATGTGCGAAGACTTCGGGTGGAAGTATGCCACAGTTAGCAAGCAGATTGAAAATAGCAAGTCGTTCAAGGCAGCACTGGGGGAGTTCGTCGCCAACGGACACAAGTACCGCACGCATGTCTACAAGAACGCTAGTGGCACAGCGTTAAAGTACGAAGTGAAATGGTCTGCCCTTCAGCAGGTCTACATGCTGGAATCCAGCATCACATCGTTCATCAAGGCTGAGACAGGCAAGATTTCTACCGCAGAGAATAAACTGATTGAAAGGTCTGGACTGCTGGAGATAGAACCAATGGCACACATCTCTAGCCAGTCAGCAGATAACAACGGCGGCACAACTATGATTGATATATCAGGCGAGTCAAGTTTGTTCGCACTGGAAGAGTCGTTCTCGACTAACGGGTATGACATATAAATACATTCCGTCCCCGTGGCAATTAAAGTTACACAACTCGTCTGCCCGCATCAAAGTGGTCTGGGCAGGACGCCGGGCCGGTAAAGGCAGGGCAGTTCTTACAGAGTTGATGCGCGCCATCACCCAGGCATCGGTCACACCGTTTCTGGTTGACGAGGAGATGGCGCAGAACTTAAATCTGCCAGTAGGCACAGACTTGACCTACTCGCTGGAACCATCAATACACATCTGGGTAGTCGCTCCTAACTTTGCTCAGTCTCGTCAAGCATGGAACGAGTTGCAGCAGTTCATTCCTAAAGACCTTGTAGTACGACGCACAAAAGGACAAGGCGGCGGTAGAGGCAATGGATGGAAAGAAGACGAGCGTTCTGTATGGCTCAGGCTGAAAACACCGAACATTGCGCGTCGTGACGTTTACATTGAAATCAAATCAGCAGACGACGCAGAATCCTTGCAGACTGCTGGCCCGGACTTCATCTGGGTCACTGAGTCTCAAGATATCAAAGAGGCCGCATGGAACAAGCTGAGGCCAATGCTGAACTCTGCTGGCAGGCTCGGCAAAGCCTGTGTCGAAGGAATCCCGCCATTCACCCGCAACCACTGGTTCTCAAAACTATTCCACTGGGCAGAACGAAACCCGTCAGATGAATATGAATCTTTTACCGCCACTACATTTGACAATATCTTTTTATCCGACCGGCAAAGAGATGCCATCAGGGACGAAAAGGCTACTATGCCTGAACAAGTTTGGGAGCGTATGTATCTCGCCAAGCAGCCCGATGGCGGTGTTGGATTCTTTAGACCCAGCAAAATTAACGAAGCTGCTGTTGGAACAGAACTATGGCTCCCAGATTCTTCACAAAGGTACGTCGCTGGTCTTGACCTGGGCAAAAAGCAAGACTTCACGGTCTTAATCATCAAGAACGCTAGAACCAGAAGCTCTGTCTTTTCTCTTGAAATGAATGGGACAGACTGGGTCAGTCAGATAGAAACGATATCTTCCGAAATAAAACGCTGGAATGTCGGAGATATCCGTATTGACTCGACCGGGCTAGGTGACGTTGTGTTTGACCATCTGCTAAACTCTGGTCTTCCTGTAATACCGTTTAAGTTCAGCGCACAAAGTAAGTACCAGCTTTTTCATAATTACTATATTGCGCTGGAAAATAACACTGTTATATTTCCTGAAGCGTGGCATACACTAAGGAAACAGCTTGAAGATATCAGCATGAGGCCTAGTGGCAACGGCAACTATCTGTTCTACAGTGAAACCGAAGAACATGATGACTGGGTTGATGCTGAATTGTTATCATTAATGGCATGTGACCCGCCGGGACATGATAATGAAGAGTATGATTACCTTCGCCCTATTAGGCGAATGAATCCTATAAGACCTCATGCGACGCGCGGCCCATCAAAATTCATGCAGATGCACAGGGCTAATAAGCACAAAGCCCGACTGCCTGTGACAGAAGAAGAATCTGAACTCGTGGAAGTAACATAATGGTTCTTGAGTTTGCACCTGAACTTGCTGAGTCAGTAAAGATTGAGGCATCCGACCCCCTCAACGAACCCTACCTGTCACTCGAATGGGTTAAAGATAAATCTCAGACCGGCAACGAAATCTTCCGCAAATTCAAAGACCAGTGTAGAGTTCTCGACGAGTTCTACATGAATGACTTCGATTTCAGTGTGCCAGAGAACGGAACGCTTATCCGTCTCGGAACAGCACAGTCAGTCATTAACACGCTTGTCGCACACGTTAGTCCTCAGTTCTTGGATATCTCCGTACCTGCGCCCAGTCTCCGTGGGCAGTCTCGTGCAGAACTGATAGAAAAGTTCCTGACTGGTGCTCACCACATGATTGAGCACCGCACTCCTGTCTACCGTGAACTAACCAAACATGCTGGTCTGTACGGTATCTCGTGGGAGAAGGTCGAGTTCATTGCCAACGAGTGGGAGGACTTTCCTGAGCCACCCGGAGTAAGTGAAGACAAAGACTTCACATACCGTGAAAAGATTCAGGACGTTCTTGACCGGCGGTCTATCACATGGCCGATTAAGTCCGTTGTAGTTAACCCGCAGCGTTTGGTGTGGGACATGAACAACGGCACTCAGCCTCGCTGGATTATCTACGAATACCAAGTAGACGCTGAATGGATTCAGGCGCACTTTCCTAAGTGGAAGAACTACAAGCGTGGGTACGTCAACTTCAAGGAAGTCTGGACTCACAGCAACGTAGCTTATGTTGCAGACAATAGCTGGGTGATGGAGCCACGGCGACACGGGTACGGTCGCTTGCCGTGGATTATGTATTGGCCGCAGATGGGTCTGGATACCGGCAACATGGAACCAGACAAGCTATACATGGGACTGCTTAACGGTTCCATTGAAATGATTCGGGCGCAGAGCCAGCTTGCTTCGCACTACATCGACATCGTCGGTAAGTCAGCATGGCCTACTCTAGAATTTACTGGCCCTCCCGGAATCACAGAAGAAGTTCAGGCAGTCTGGGATGACACGCCCGGAGCCAAGAATATCAAGCCACCGCAGGTGCAAGTCAGTGTCAGTCAGACACCACGACCACCTTCGGAGATTGGCGTAGCCAAGCAGTTTCTCGATGAAGCCATTGAAGCCAATACTGTACCGGCTGTGGCGCGAGGTCAACGACCTAGTGGTGCTGCCTCTGGCTATCACACTGCTGTCCTTGCTGGAATTGCATCGCTCAACTTCGGTGCAGTCAAGGAAGCTATGGAACGTGGGTTGCAGGACAAGGGTGAGATTATCCTGCGTATTGTCGAACATGTCATCAATGACAAGGTTTCTGTGTTTGGCAAAACAGAAGTTGGCGTACTAGATGCCGTACTCAAGCCAAACGATATCAGGGGACACTACGTCAACATTGTTCGCATCAACTCTGTTAGCCCTGAAGAACAAGAGCGACGATTGAACCTATGGGCTAATCTCTGGCGTGCAGGGTATGTTGACCTCGACACTGCTCTCCGCAAAGGTGGAGTCAGCAACCCGCTGGAAGTTCAAGCCAAGATTCTGGAAGAGAAGTTCCTCAACTCTCCTGAGATTCAGCAGCAGCTACAGATGGCTGCGGCTTCTAGGATTCCTGCTATCCAGAACATTCTTGAAGCAGGTGGTGCACAGCAACCAGAGGGCATGGTTAGTGCAGAAGATGTGGCAAGTAATATCTTGAACACTCAGGGTGCTATGCAGTTGCCTAATGCTGGAAACTTCCAAATGGGCAACCAGATGGGTACACGACCACAGGCTCCCGGCACTGGCATACCAACGACAACTCGTCCTGTGATGCCAGGGTCAATGCAAGAAATGCAACAGGTAGCTGCTGCTATTTCTGGCCCTCGTACTGGAAACGTAAGAGTTCCAACGGCTGACATTTCACCGGGAGCAAGGGGTTAAGATGGCTAGAACAAGTCATCCACTAGAAATGGCGTTTCTCAGGTTTGACGAAGCTACTAAGATGTACTTCACAAAGATTGAGAACAGTTTTAAGAACGTC